TGACTCATCATGTAGGTTATCAGGATCAATGACAGCATCACGCTCCCACATCTCCTGAATTTTGTCAAGATTCATAATTTAGTTCTACCGTCTGCTCCGAATATATTATACACAGTATACTTGAAAGTAGCCTCTGCTGTAAAGTATTGTATGTCACCATCAGTAGCATCAAATTCCAAAGAGGTTATTGATACTGGAAATAAATCACTAAATTTTACAATAGCAACATCTCTATAATTACTATTTAAAATGTGTAATGAACCATCACTCCACTGTTCATTTAGATCTCTAACTCCATCACGATCAGTAGTTTGAGTTTTAAATTGGTCTGGTGATTCTGGAAATCCTAAACCAGTCATCCAATTATGAACTGCCATATAATTTTCAAGATTCTCATCAACAAGAAATCTAAGATTTAAATCACCATAATCTAACTTCTCACTAGGAATATCAATATCCTTTAAGTATCCAGGTTGAATTGCAGTTCCAAGTGTTATCTCTGGTAGTCTTGCAGCATTACAAAAGAAAGAAACCTTTGGATAATTTCCCAAAGTAAATTTAAATCCTACTGGTGCAAGAAAATTCCTATTATCTATTTGGTTAACGAAAGGATCAGTCTTTGACATTATTCTCCTCCACCACCGTTGCCGCCACCACCGTTGCCGTTCCCACCATTACCATTGCCAGAATGGCCATTACCATTTCCATTACCGTTATTGGACCCATTACCATTCTTCTTACCCTCATCTTGATCATGTTCTAGATATCCTCTATGCCCTATATGATATCCTCTGGGAATAGATTTACATTTCTTATCAGTAAAACACCAATACTTACCATCAGGACATGTTTTTGCCTCTGTTGCTTCTTTAATGAATCTAAAATAATCTTTTTTTGTTAGTGTACTTCTATTCATGACATTTATAAATTCGTTTGATGCATCAACCATTCCTTCTATATCTTCAAGGGATAATTTCTCAACTGGAAATATATTAGACCATCTATAACTCAAATCCATAGGAGTTTGATAGGCATTAGTTATTGCATATGGCCATATGGTTTTATCAAAACCACCAGTAACTAGGGGATTTGGAGATGCATTAGTATATCCACCATTACCAACACTGTTAGTAGGTGCTGCTTCTCCTAGAAAATCCCCAAAGGTCTTCATTCTAATAGACCAGAATTTTTAAGGATAAGTTCATACCATTCTTCACTCATACCCATAATAACATTTTCTGCCATTTCAGGGTTTTCAGCATAACCTTCCTGTATCAAATACTTCTCAAGATAATCATGACGTTCAACTGCCTCTTTATATTGTTTTGGAGTAGGTTTCATCGGTAATCTAGCTTTATATGTATTTAGATAAAAAAAAGACCCCCTCGAAAGGGAGTCTTTGAAATTGAAGTATATAAACTTCTTACATAAGGTTGTTGACCTTAACACGACGGTAGTAAACGTTAGAGTTACGTGAAAGAACGCCTGGATTTGTAAGAGTAGCACCCTTAGCAAATGGGTTAGCAACGATCCCGTAACGAGTTTTGAAACCGATTTTAGGCTGGAATGTGTTCTCTCCAACTGCACGAACCATTTGTAGAGGAACGTATGGGCAGTAGAATAAACCAGCGTCATAAGGTGAAGAACCTTTATAACCAGCAACATAGTACTGAGAAGCAGCACTGTTAGCAGCATAAGGGTCAATGTAGACTCTGAACTTACCAGCAAGTACACCAGCGAAGGTATTACCTGTGTCGTCTACGTTCAAGTTAGCGTTAAGTGCAGGAGTATAATCCAATACACCAGCCATTGTTAGCGCAGAAGCAACGTCAGCGGAGCAAAGGATCATGTTGCCCTTTCCACGACGAGTTCTTTGTGCGATTGCGTTGGCATCTCGCTCGATCTGGAAGATCAAACCTTTGAACTTCTCAACTGACCAACGACCATTACTATCAACGTCTAAGTCGAATGTTCCAGCAGTTGCAGTGTTAACCTGAGCACCAGCTTCGGCAACGTTATAGATTGTTCTAATAACTTCTCTGTTGATCTCAGCAAGAATCTCAGTAGAAAGAATGTTTGCCAATTCGGCTTCTGCATTCAATCCGTGGATTGCTTTAAGATCCTGAGCTAGTTCTAAACTGTACTCAGCTTTTAGGGCACGTGACTTAGCAGTAACCGTAACCTTCTCGATGGAGAATGCCATCTGGTTAAAGTTATTTGCTGCGCTATCTCCAAGAGATTCAGCGTCGTCTGTACGCATACCCTGACCTACGTTGTAGATCTTCTGTTGAGCAGCACTACCAGTTGCTCCAAGGAGTCCAGGATTGGATCCTGCCTGAGCAGTTGTACCTAAACCAACGTTTCCGTCTACGAAACCATTAGTATTTGTGTCGCCGCCTTCTGGCTGAGAAGAGAATGCGGAATTAACCTCATCATAGAATGTCTCAGAACCGTCTTGCTTCTCATAGCGAGAACGCATTGCGAAGATTAGTCCAGTAGGACCATTCATCGGTTGAACACCAGCTAGGTCATAAGCGACCAAGTTTGGCATAGAACGACGAATTAGGCTGATTAGAACGGGGTCAAAACCAGCGGTTGGTGAAGATGCACTTGCACTGAAACCAGCATTTGCGCCAGAATTAGTACTGTTTGTTGGTGCAGCTTCTGAAAGGAATTCCTTTTCCTCTCTTAATGCTTTTTCTTGGTTTTCCAAGAGAACGGCGGTAACCATTCTACGATGCGAATCTTTAATTGGATCTTGTCCTTCAGCATCTAGTAGTGGTGCCCATTTCTCTTGTAAAGCCTCTTGATTGAGTGGGCCTTGCATTTGAAAATTTACCTCTTTAAATTTAGATAAGTAAGTTTGAATTTATGATATAAAAATCATTTTTTAGAAACTCTATTCAGAGTCTTCACGTAATGTTCCATTAAACCAGACACAGGTTGATAGTCTGAATTAGACTGCTCTTCTGATAGGTTCTCTGATTGGTCTCTTTGAGCTGTGTTTGTCGGGAAATAAGATTCCTTCAAAGTTTCCAGCTTCTCACGGTATGCGTTTTCACTTTCAAACTCAACATTTTCAACTAGTGAGGTAAGCTTGTCCTTTTGTGTTTGGGCAAGTCCTTCAGTTACTTCTGCAAATACTACATCAGATACTGACTCGGCTAATCTCTTGTTTAGAGCAACGTTCTTAGAAATTTGCTCGTTGAGTTTTCCTTCCATTTCGTCAAGTTTATCTACCATGCTCTCGATAACATCATATTTCTCTTCAGGGATAGTTACATAATGTTCTTCAAATAGTGACTTCATCCCGTTTAAGAAGGATTCTGTCATTTCTGTTTTCAGACCGTTTTCTACTGCGAGTGCATTTTCTTGTATCCACTCATCAGCAACGTATTCCAAGTAGGAATCAACACGCTCTGATAATTCTGTTTTAATATTAGCAACCTCTTCAACGAGTTTTTCCTCGTATGAAACGTTAAGTTGCTCTTTGATTTCCGAAACTTTCGAATTAATCGCTGCTTCAAAAATTGTTCTTGCTTTGCCTTGAGACTCTTCACTAAGTTCAAGTGAATTGACAAGAGCATTAATGTCTTCTTCGACATTGAATTTCTCTTCTTCAACTACTTCCTCAGTTGACTCTTCAGATTCAGCAACAACTTCTTCTGTTGGTGTCTCTTCTTCAGAAACGGTAGTTTCTTCTTCCTTTACAGGTTCTTCAGCGACTACTTCCTGACCTTCTTCAACTTCATCTGAAACTGCTTCTGCAGCCTTAGCACCTTTATTAACTACATCCTTAACTTGTTTAAGAGATGCACCAGGTGTTTTTAGTTTTGCCGAATCATCATCGGTCTTATAATTTTCAGGAGTAGGACCGCCTAGGTCTTCAATAGACGCTTGGCCCGGAGTGGACAAACTTAGCTTCTGTTGAGGCTCGGCAGGTTTTGCTCCTTTGGTTACTGCGTTTTCCATTTCTTGTAAATTGCTACCAACGGACATGTTTATAGATCTGTTAATCTATGTTTATTTATAGAACTTATAGATTTGAGAGAAAATCGTTGAATAATTCGATTTTACGTTCATCTAATAGTTTTTGGTCTACTAACGTATTAATACGCTTTTGAGTATTTTCTGCGAGTTGTTCACGAAGACTTCCACCTTCCCAAATCCACTCTTTTCCTTCCATGATTCCATTCACAAATGCGTCTGGAGCAGAAGGATCGGCAACGATATCAGCAGCAGTTGCTAACTGGAAATCTTCACCTACAACTTTACACCCATGAAGATCTTCTTTTAGTGATCCAACACCACGAGAAGAAACTCCAAGTTTTACACCTTCATCTAAAAGAGAAGATGCAATCTTACCCATAGGGGTATTGAGGATTTGTGCTTTTCCTCTGAAATTATTTCCTTCTTGAACAAGTGAAGTAATTTTATGAGAAACACGATCAAGGTTTACAGTTGGACCATCGGGATGTCCCAATTCTCCAAGAGCACGACCTTGCTTAATAAAGGATTCATTATACCTACCAACTTCTTTTGCAAGAGTTGATACAGGATACATTCTTCCATTGCGATTTTTAATTTCGCCTTGAAGAAATGTTCCTTCAATATAAAGCTTTTTCTTACTACCTTTTCCTTCGGTAATAAATTTAACGTTCGAGACTTCTTCGGTAATAAGTTTCATTTGGATTAGCCTCCTACGATTTGAACTTCACTAATATGAGTTGCGCCACTGGTATTGACTGAAACTTTGACGACTTTTCTAATCTCTCCGTTTGCGTCAGTAGCAGCGAGAGTAGCATCACCATAATTCAAAGTTATTCTTTGACCATGAATACCCTTTACTGGATCTGGACCAGTAACTGCACTAACTTCTGCACTAGTAGTATTAATTCCAGCAGGAGCACAACCAGTTACGGCAACTTTATCTCCAACATTAAATGGACTATCCATCCCATCAGGGACACTGAATTTAATAGCAGCCGATGCATTAGTTACACCAACGGTAGGTACAGAATAAACAGATTCTTTAAGGATTACTGAGTCACCTGCTGCAACATACAAACTATTAGTTGTACTAGCAGTTGGATCCATCCCTACTTCAACGTAAGCAGCAGCAACTGGATGAACTCTTAAATACCCAGATTTGAGAGGAATTGGAGCAGAAACTGCTGTACCACTCAGCTTCGCTACTTTTTGGGTTACTTTTAACGCCGACATTTTTAATTTCAACTAGTATATTAGTTATTTAGGATTCTTCCTCTTCACCAGGCTCTTCCTGAGAAACTTCCTCTTCACCAGAAGACTCTGGTTCGGGAGCGTTAAACATGCTATTAGCAATATTTGGTTTAAAGGTATCTATTTTTTCTGCTGATTTTGTATACAGAACATCTTTAATCTTGTCCGTTACTTGAGCAGCTTTTGCGTCAGTCGCAATCAAATCAAGAATTTCTTCCATAACTTTAAGTTAATATATCAGGATTATTTATAACTCGGCTGTACCAAGATCATTTTGGAAATCATCCTCAGCTGCCATTTCACCTTCTGTCGGCAATGGTTCACCTGTAATTGGATCAATTGCTGATGGATCTGGAATTACCCCATCTTCAATTTCCTGAACAATCTGCTCATCAATTTCTTCAATCTCTTTATCTGTCTGACGAAGAACCTTTTTACGAACCCATTCATTAGAATAGAATCTACCAATATAAGGTTCAATTGTTGCAAGCGTACCTAAACGCTCATTCATCATTTCAGATTCTTTTAATTCTGCAAACTGATTGTCATATAAGAAATCATACTGAATGTGATCGTTAATTTGATCCCAATCTTCTGGTGTAATTATATTTTTAAGTATTAGTTGAGTCTTCAACATGTCACTAAACATGTTTGAGAATCTCTTTCTTAAACGTCCTACAAATTTTGAAAACTTTAATTCATCACGTAGTATTTCTGATGATCTTCCTAAATTAAAACCACCATCATTTGCGATTCTAGATTCTGGAACATTTAAAGAACGATAGAGTTTCTTTTGGAAGTACTCAATATCAGCAAGTTCTCCTAAGTTTTGTCCACCAGGAAGTGTTGTAATTTCAGTTCCTCTACCACCTTCTCTACGTGGTAACCAGAAATCTTCCATCATAGACATGAACTTTCTGTCATCTCTAACTTCACCAGTAGAAGCATCGTAAACTAACTTATTACGATAACGACTCATTACCTCTCTAAGGTACTGTTCTGCCTTTACTTTTGGAAGATTACCAACATCAATATAAAAAATTCTTCTTTCAGGTGCTCTTGATAATCTATAAATTACAAGACTATCCTCAATCATTCTAAGTTGATTAAGTGCTTTAACTGCCTTGTGTAGATATGATAAACAAGTACCTTTATTCCTATCAAATAAACCAGAAGTTACATAAGTAATAGAATCTTTTGCAATTTTTACAGAACCTTTTCCACCACCAATGGAAGTCTGCTGATACATATTTGTTGGATAACTTGGTTTTGGAGTATAAACATAATACTCATCAACCTCAGGAGATAATGCTTTTCCAGTTTCTGCTCCTGTTGGTGATAATGCAATTCCTTTATTTGGGTCTTTCTTTCTCTCTTGCCTAACAAACTTTATTTTCATTGGGTCAATATATCTGACCTCTTGAATACCATCTTGTGGTTTCTTTACATCAATAACTTTTAGATAATAAAGTCTACCATCAACATACCAATTCTTAAAAATTTCATGAGACTTTTTATCAAAGTCCATCATTTCTTTAATATGCCTAAATTCTTGCCTAATAGACTCCTTTACTTTATCACTAGCATCTACATTTGATAATTCTACTTCAACAGGAGAATCGTATAGATCACTAACAATACCTTCATTAACAACATCTTCTACCGCAGAATCACACTCTGGATGGAGTGCCATTTCACGGTATCTTTTAATTAGATCGTACTCTGTACGATAAACACCTTCAATATCTACATATGAACCATAAAAACTACTAGCAATGTAATTATCATTGCCATCGTCATTATTTGGTGGAACAGGGGATAATAACGATTTAGACTTTTGTTCGTCCGAATCGTTAATAGAGAATCCAAAAAGCTTAGGCATAGTATATAAGTTTTCCTACTATTATAACATATTTATTAGGAAATGCTTTCGCCTCCTGCGTTAGCACCAACACCTTTAATTGACTCCCAGTAAAGAACTTGAAGTTCTACCGTAAATTCTTCTAGTGTATCGATAGTTTCGTATGAAAGATCTACCTGACTAATATTTGTTGGGAACACATCAAAGAACTTATAGGTTCTAAGAGTTGATCCATCACGATCTAATTGATGAACAAAAGCATCTTCTTGATATTCTGCTGGATCTTGAGCACCAGTTGCATCAGATAATTTATTAATCTGATTCATCCACTTTTCAAATGCAGATCTGATAGCAAAATCAGTATCGTTAATAACGGTAACTGTCCAAGTATCAAATGTTCTGTCACCAGCAATCTTTAAAATACGACCCCTAAAGTTAATATCAATTGGAGTTATATTAGATGCTGGAAGAGCAGCTGCCTTTACTAGAAATCTAGACTTATCTTTAACGTCATTAGCGATTTCTATTTCTTCAGGAAAAGCAAGTTCGACTTCGAATAAATTCGGTCTTGCACCACCACCAGTTAACTTACTTTTGAAGTCAGTGATCTTCCTTAAAGGTGGTCTATTAAATTGAGTTGCCATAGTTTTTTATTCCTTTAGTATATTCGGCAGAATTAAACAGCACCGACGACTTCTTCAAAGCTAACACCAGTACGGGTAGCAACGAAGGTTAGACCTACAAAATTAATCGATCTAGCGGGTTTGACAAAGATGTCAGCAACAAATTCATTGTTATCTATAATAGCAGCAGTGTTATTTGTTTCATCACAGATAACTCTGAAATCATAGATTCCTCTCTTGCCTTGAACATCACGAAGGAATGGTTCAACAATGTTTACGAAGTTTGTCCTTGTAATCTCATCATTAAACTCAAACATCTGATCTCTTGCAGCAGCAGAGATTGCATTTTCGAGGTAGACAAATAATCTACGAACATTAATGCGATCAAATGCAGATGCTTTTCCAAGACCTGTCTTATCACCAAATAAGACGATTCCGCCTCCTGGTGAGAAGATAACTGGATTAACTCTATTTGAGTAAAGTCTATCTCTTTGTGTTTGAGAGGGGTTAAATGCAAGTTTTACTGCATTTAGAATCGAACCTCTTTGTGTTCCTGCTGGTGAGAACCAAGGGAAGTTATTGATGTCATTTCTAGCACAAGTACCAGCAATGTCACCATTAAGAGGAACATAACGGAATGTATCTGCAAATCTATCGTACATATACTTGTATCCACTATCGAATACTGCATATGAAGACGATGCAACAGGTGCATAGAAACTAATTACATTATCAGTAATCGTTGCGTCTGAGTTTATAGTAACAGAACCAGCAGCACTATCATTCAAGTATGCTTTTCTATAAGGAGAAATAAATGCTAATGCATCCTTTCTAATTTCGGCAACTGAAATTAGTTTATTGGCAAGTGCCTGTGCGGCTTCTTTTTCATAATTGGCAGATCCCATAATTAGGAAATCTGATTGATATAGGTTGTTATCTTCAAACAACTCATATCCTGCTGAAAGACCAGCTAAACTTACAGTAAATGCGCCAGTAGCTTCTGGATCGGTTGATCCGTCGTAGTTTTCACCACCACCTAATGTTAGAGTCTTTACTCCTGTACCACCAAATGAAATTCCTTGTGATTCTTGATCCCAACCAATATCAGTAGCAGTACTAAATCCAGCAACCGTAGTTGTGTCTGTGGCAACAATACCAGCAGGAGCACTACCACCAAAGATTTGTGTGGAATTAGTTGCTATGTACTTTCTCCAATAAGATGGCGAACCAACTGAGAATTCTGCGTCTTTTGCCTTAGAAAGTGCTAAATGCTTTTCAAGAATAGTTCCAGTATTTCCAGAAATTGTTCCTTTATCGTCAATAACTACTACGTGAATTTCATCAAAACGTGAATTTCTAGCAGCAGCAAAACTTGATGTTCCTGGACGTTCTGCAATATTGTTCCA